TGCAGCGTGGCTGGACACAACCAACCTTCTTTTTTGCCATATTTGTACCAAGCACCTCCTTGTTCGGGGTTTGTTTTGGTTAGTTTTCCATGTGAACCGGGGAAATCGGACGCAGAGAAGGTGATTCGGTGCGTTTGTTGGGTCTTGTCGCTGAATTTTTCGATAAATTCGTCGATAATTTCCGGTATACCTGCCACAAACGGTTCGTTTTCAAGTCCTTTAAAGGGATCAGTGAAAGCCCATGTGCCATGGTGCCTGTAGATCTCGATGACCATCATGGAGTTGTTCAAGGAAAAAAGGTGCGCTGTGCAAGCAGCAAATATAGCACCCCGTGGAGACAGGTAATTTATAAATACGGTTTAAAATAAATAAAAGTGCGGTAAGTACAGTGCCTGCTCCTGAGTACGGATATAAATTTCTTGATCGCGAGTTGAATCGTAGGCGTCAACCCACAGAAGTGGTTGTTTCAGAAGACATTGTTCCTTCTGAAGCTCCTCTTCAAACACCCGTAGAGTCAGCACAAAGCAGTAACCCTTCGCGTCCTTTCGGAGACCCTTTACTTTGGGATGAAGCTGGTAGCGAAGTGGAGCCCGTTTATGAATACCGTCAAACTGAGTTATTCAGACCTGAGGAAACTTTTTGAGACAAATATTGTGGACATGTTTCCTCAAGTTTCGTCAAGCCATTGAAAATTACAATCGTCGCGAAGGCATTCTTAGGGGGGCTCGTACTTACGCTCTTTCTGACAGAAATCGAAGAATAGCAGATAGAAATAGAGAGTTGCAAGCGCGTCAAGACTCACAGAGGCAAATAAGGCTGCAAGAGGCATTTAGGGGTTCGGGGCCACCGAGTGTTGATGTTGACCAAAGACAACCTCTTATAGATCTTCCTTCTGCCGAAAATATTGGGGGTGGTCTCCAGCAAGAAATTATCGGAGGGTATTTTGGTCCTCTTGTAGACGACATATTAGAACTGAACGAGCAAAGAAAAGTTTTTAATACTGGACTAGCTGTAAAACAAGTAGAGGATCTGATCAAAAAATATCCTGAGCTTGAATCTATGCTTAGGAACCCTGTGGAAAATAAGGGGGTAGTAGCTCAACGTATAGACCCTAAATCTTTTGAAAAGTACAAACAGTACACAGACTTAGAGCAGAAATATTCTGATCCAGATGTACGTGCAGGTATTTATCAAAATATTCTTGACACTACACTAAATAAATTGGATCTCGGAGATACTGAGTATCAAGACGTTAGGGATATTATCAAGGGCGCAGAGACTCTCTATACATCAGGTGACCCTGACTATCAGAAAGAAGCCCGTGAAATTATACGAAGTTTTGGTGTAGATCTTGATGCGTATGAAAAACCAGCGTTTCAAACAAATAAACCAATTATTGGCGGAGGTGGTTACGTACTACCTGACGAAAGTGAAGACTTAAAATATATACAACAAAGAGCAAGTGACTTAAATGCTGCGGTTGAGGGCCTCGATTACGGCACATCTAAGGCTTTAGAGGTAGAAATTTCCGGGGCTTTAAAATCGCCTTCTTCTTACGATGATACTGAACGCTCCTATTTTGGACCCACTGCTTTTATCAGAGACTCAACCTTTGATCCCGATGACCCAGCTACCCGAGTTAGTGTTTCTCGCGGTTACAGTTACCCTTCGTCGAGATTAGAGACTTTTGAGGAAATCCCTGAGGCTACTGAGATTTCACGAAATGTTCTTAAGTTTTTAAGAGATAACCCTGGTATTGGGTCGCAAAGAATTTCATTTAGAACTGCTGCGCCTGGTGAATATGACTTAGATTATGACGCTAAGGATTTACCTGACGACGTTAAAACTGCTGTTATGCGCTTTGTTCGCGATGCGTCGATGACAGACAGGCGCGGAGGAACAATTTTACAAAAATTCGCCTCTAGGTAGTGGAGATTTGATTCAAGAGGCTTACGACAAAGGCTTAGACGAAACAACTAGTAATTACATAAGGCAAGCTAAACCTTTCCTGGATGCAGGGGTGGAACCCCCTTCGTTCCGTGGAAAAGCTTATACCTTAAGTGGTTATGGTCCTCCAACCGAAAGAAGAGGTCAATACACCTTTATTGATAACGAAGGTAACGCAGTGCCTTTACAGTTTTCAAGGCCAGAACAAGCTCTTGTTGGTTCAGTTAGGTTTGCTGGCGATGAAGTTGTGGGGTAAACCTGCTGTTCCTTACAAATCTCAGCCACGCTTCTACTCGACTCTGGTTCCATTTATGAAGCCAGACGCGATTAACAATCTCGATTTGAGCGGGCTGGCGAAAAACGTCCGAAAAGTTCCTGCTTCTCTAGCGCCTGGTGCTGCTGATTTAATACCTAGTGCTGAGTCAGTGCGAATTGGTTACGAGCAAGGCCCCGTGGCTATGGGACAAAACATGGCTAAGGAGTTCATTCAGGGTATCCCTGTAAGTGCAGCTGCAGTTCCGATCTTGGCTGGTCCGGCTGCGCCACTTGCTCCTGGTATTGGTGCGGGTTTGGTTGGCTCAGCCTTAGTTGAAGCTGGCGATGAAATTGTCAGGCAAGAGACTGGTGAAGGCATTGTGCCTAAGTTCCGTCAGTTCTTAGGGACTAGAAAGAGGACTGGTTTAGCAGATAAACCTTACAAGATTCCTACAGAACCAAAACCCATCCCAACTCTGGGTGTTGCTGAGCCTCGTAGTGGTCTTCAGAAGTTCAGGGATGAGATTCAGTTCAGGAAAAACTTAGCTGGAGAACGTTTTAACCCACGTCGCGGTGAGTTTGGTCTCAGTGAACTTATGTTTGGTCGATAAAAGTTTTGGTCTAATGACAAAGTGATTTAAAACACAGTTTAAAGGCGAGTGTCTGAGTATTTTTACTGTGTTGAGTTCTTTTTTCCACGTGCCGAATTTTACTTTTTGGACACTTCTTATTACTTTGTTTTTTTCTGCATTTAATTTTTGGCTTATGACTCCTGTGTTTTTGAGTTAAAGTATTTATATCTGTTTGATTTTGAGTTGTGATTCTTCAAGATACTGAAGAACGTATTTTTATAAATGGGCAGATTTACAGCCGCCCTCGTTTTAGTCGTCGTTCTGTGCATGATGATACACCTCGCCCCTTTCGACTAGATCCAAACCCTTACAACATCGAGCCAGAACCCCGTGGCTACGGACAAGGTTCTGTTGATCTTCCTGATTATCGTGATTTTCTTTATCGTCCTGGTGAAGATAAATTTGAGATAGAGAATCCCTGTTTACCGCCCTGGTGTAGATGATTCTGAGGTTGTGCCTTTTAGAGGTTTCTGCGAATTACACCAACAGTTCGGTCGATCCTTCTCAGTCACCTAAGGCTGTCGAAATGAAAAGACGTTTCGAGGATTATCAAGAAAATATGAATCCCGCTATAAAGCTGGATCCTTCAAAACTTGATTTAAGGGAATACAGAGGTCCTGGTCCTTATGTGCCTGGTGAGGATCTTTATAGAGATCGGTTCATTAGAAGCGACAGAAGTCCCATAGCTTCGAACCCCGAGACTGGTAAGCGCGATTTCTTATATCAGTATCTTGAGCAGAATAAAGAATTGATGGGTCAGAAAAATCAAATTTTCGAGCGTTACGCAGATCCTAACGACGGCACTTTGGTTTCTGTTGAGTTACCTACTTTTAATAATAATTTAGATGATGGTCAAAGATTAAGAGAAGCTATTCGCTCGGGTGATATTGATCGTATTATTCCCGGTTTTACTGAGCGTCGTCTTGAGTTCCGCCGAAAATATGCTCCTCTTTTACGCGGCGTGTGATTGAGCTAAAGTATTAAATATCTGCCTTACCAGCGTGGGAAAGAAAAAATTTACTATTGATGGTCGGTCTTTTGCTTACAGGGACCCCAATAACCCCGCGATGTTCGATAAAATCGATCGTGAGGAGTTAACAGCATTACGTAACGAACGTTTTCGTGAAACTGGAAGCCCAGGCGGTAATTTTCCGTACAATAATCCTCATTCTTATAGTTTTACTAATCCTTTATATGAGTATGACGAGGCCACTGTAAAAAACGCTGCTAAAGAGGTAGGTATTCAAAATGTTGATAAACGCGAAGAAGTATCTAGGATCTTAGATTTTATTCGTGGCTCAGGGGCAAAATCTGTAAAGGAAGAACCTGAAGATGAAATTATCCCATCCGAACCTACGCCTGAAGTTCCGGAAGATGATTACGGCGCTCCGGGACCAGTGGATTTCGAAACACGAATGGAGGAGGCAACGTATCCTCCTTTTGCAGGATCTTATTTTGATTTCGTCGGCGGTGACCCTAGTAATCCCTCTGATTATTATCTCGGCGATCCGACACGAGGAGGATCCACACGATATTTCCAAGACTCAGTAGTTGAAGATCCAAGTCCTGCTGGTGTTGTGCCTCAGGATCAGCCAAGTTTTATGCGTTCGATTACTGATCCTGATTTCTTGGATGCTGCGTTTTCGGCGTTAGATGAAGCAACTGCGGACGAGGAGGATCTTGAATATAAGACTTACGAGACTGAAGAGGACCGTGTGTCGCAAGCCGTGGCAGGTGGGGTTGCCAACTATTCAAAGAATGTTTGGAACAATTTAAATAGATTGTGAATGAGTTTAGACCTAAAGTATTTTTACTTAGGTCTTTAGTTGCAGTATTTTTGTATCAAGGTGTACTCATAATCGTTGGGTACGCTACATGCACTCAGTATACGCGGGAAAGAGATAAGGATGCGTTGGTGTCTGAGGTGTGTCCAGAGATAACTGGTCGTGTAGAGAATTTGTTTAGCGTTGCAACAGCGACCATACTATCGTTATTGAGCTCGGATAAGTTGAAGTAAAAAACGAGGTAAGCGCGAGCTGCAGTAATAGAAGGGGTTAAAGGGTGAGTAAAGAAAAAAAACAACGTCAGCGGCTAGCCATTGCAAGTAGATTTCTGTGGGCGCAGCCTTGCGAGAGCTGTGATAAACGGTAACATCCATTTGAAGTTAGGTCCCCCACACTGTTGCAACAGTGTCAACTTCCGTGGATAGGCCGCTTTAAGAGCTGCAGCGGCCTTGAAGCGTTATCATCCGTGAGATTTTTTATAGTCTGCAATTTTTCCTACTAGCTGCCAGCCTGTAAACATTGCTAGTTCAAACTCAGCAAATGCGTTCAAAGACATATCAACTGCTCGTTTGACGTCAGGATGCGCGTAATCGTCAAAAAAGACCACCCCGCCAGGCTTAACCATAGGAACATATAGAGTGATGTCACGAGCAACTGAAATCGAATCATGCGCTCCATCTATATAAAGAACATCAATCCATGGATCTTCACCATAACGATAAGAAAGATGTGGGTAAATTAGATGTGAGTATCCTTTGATAATTTCAACTTTTCCCGCATTATCTGATTTCGCAATGTTTTCTCGTGCAGTTACTTCTAGTTTGGAAAGACCAGGGTATTTCTCAGGTTCTTTTAAGTGTTCTTCGCTTCCTGTGAAAGGATCAATAGAAATAAGGCGAGAATCTGGGTTGTTTAGATAAAAATCTGACCAAAAACAACTAGAAGCACCTTCATATACACCGATTTCAACGATTTGAAGCTTTTGTTGTTCGTCAATTTTAATTTTTTTATCCGTATTGTTGTTTCTGATGACAAATTCACTATTAAGCAGCGCGTCGTACCATCCTTCTGTGAAGGTATAGCGACTAGACAGTTGTTTTTTAGTCTCTGATTGAACTTTTACGCATGGTTTGTCTTTAAGCTGACCCATTAGGTCTTGAAAAGAGGATGCAGTCACTTTTTATGTTGTAAACATCAGCATATTAACAGTGCTTATAGGGTAGGCAACTTCAAAATTTAGGTTATAGTCCTGTTGTCGGTGACAGTCTGCCGAATTTTCGGGAGTGTGCCGGAATTGGTCTACGGAACGGACTCAAAATCCGTCGAGCTGCAAAGCTCTTGTGGGTTCAAGTCCCACCGCTCCTATATTCTGAATCTCATGGGAAACACTCGAACAGGAAAACTACGCAAACGCTCTGTGACAATATGTTTAGATGATAAAGAGTATGAATCTTTACAAAAAGTTGCAGAAGAAGCAAAACCTCAAACCAACTTCTTATATTAGGACTTTGCTCAATAAACGGATTCAGTATCTAGAACAAAGTTCTAAAAGACAGGGAGAAGTTTTTTACGATTACACTGTTTGATTTATCATGGACAACGAACGTGAATGGATCACTGGTCCCCTTGGAGGGGAGTATTACATCAATGAGAGAGGTGTACGAATCTACAAAAGAGATAAACGTGTTCAAAAAATTAAATATTCCCGGTCTTACAAAGCAAGACGAGGGGCTTTTTATAGACATCTTCAAAATCAAATCGATTCTGATGGTCAAAACTTAGATTTTGTGTTAGTATACTGCCATTGCTAACAGCTTATGGGCAGCATTCCTGTTATTGGTACTGCGATTGTTAATACTCCGTACTGGCTTCATCGCCTGTACATGAGTATTGATTACCCTGTAGATAATTTTGTTGTTTTTAATTAACAACGGAAGAGGGCAAATTACTAATGAAGTAGATCTTATTAAAGAGATACCTAATAGATATATAAAAAAAGTTCATGTTTGTCATTTGCCTGCCAATGTTGGTTGTAGTGGAGCCTGGAATTTAATTATTAAAACGTTTATGAAAGCCCCTTACTGGGTGATTGCTAATCACGACATTAAGTTTGAGCCTGGTTTTCTTGAGGAAATGAATAATAAAGCTCAAGATAAAGAGGTTGGTATTGTTCATGGAAATGGAGGAGGTTGGGATATATTTCTGTTAAAAGATTGGATGGTTGAAAAGTACGGTCTTTTTGATGAAAACTTGTACCCAGGTTATTGCGAAGATATGGATTATGGGATGCGTTTTATTCACGACGATGTGAAGCGTGTTTTAAGCCTTGACTCTGGTTATTACCACGGTGGTAAGAAAAATGATTATTCGGATGGGTCGCAAACTTGGCGCTCGGAACCCTCTATCGCTCAGGGTATTCATGTAGCGCATGAAATGAATAAACAGTACTTGCATTTAAAGTGGAATAAAGCTTGGCAAGCTCATGTAGAGGGTGAAACTAATGAGACTCCTTTTAATATTCCGGACATGCCCGTAAGTTTTACGACTTACGATTTAGGTTTTGTCCGACGTAAACACCTAGGTTTTTAATTATGAAATCTGTTCGACATCGCATTCCTAGCGAGTGCTGGTCTGTAGACGACGATGTTGCTGCTCAGCAATTTGACAACTGGGATTATGTTCTCGATAGCGTTAAAACCGCATTAAAGTGTCGTGTATCCTGTGATAATCCTTTTGCTAACTGTCTTCCTGGTGATCACTACAGGCTTCTAGCTGGTCTTATTTTTAATCTTGATCGTAGTCAAGGACCACTTTAGTCTGATCGATATTGGTACACACTACGGAACCTCTGCTCGTGTGATGCTTGACTACTCTCCTGACGAAGATAAGGTGACCACGTTTGACGTCGCTTATTGGAAAAGTTACGAGACAACTTATTTAACTGATAATGATTTTGAAAGTGGGAGACTCACGCAACACCTAGAAGATCTTAAGGAGAGTGATGTATTTAATCGTTTTGCGGATCTTTTGATTAATGCAGATTTTATTATGTGCGATGGACCTAAAGACGGTATTTTCGAAAGAACGTTCTATAGTTTGTTAACAACCGTTAAATTCCCTAAAAAGAATCGTTGGCTACTTCTTGACGACATTCGGTTCCAGAGCGAAATGCCTTCTTGGCGTTTAATTAGCTCTCCGAAAATTGATTTGACATCTTTCGGTCATTTCAGTGGTACTGGTTTAGTTAACATTTCTGAGGGACTAAAGCTTGGGTAATGCCTTTTTACTCCGCACACACAGCTAGTGGTTATTTAATTAATAACCTCAAAGACTTACTCGCGCAAAAAGATATTTCTTCTTTTGCGTTGAGTAAGCAAGCTTGTATCTCACCAACGACTACGAGGAAAATATATGCTGATGATCGTTATATACCGTCACCTGAAGTTCTAGAAAAAATCTGTTTAACCCTTGATGTCTCGCCAGGCGACGTTTTAGGAATACAGAGTACAATGGAATTAACTATTGCTGTAGGTTCAGGTGTTTTCTAGAGAAGATTACGCTTTTGCTGCTCGGATGCTGGGCCTTCCTACTCCCATCACCCCAGACGAGCAAGCAGCTGCAGCGCCTGTTGTTGCTGAAGTGCTTCGTAATTATGCAAAAGGATACGCTCCTAATTTAGAAGGTGAGCCCGGCGGTATGTATTACCGGAGCCACGCGATCGGATCAACTCGTACCCAGATGTTGATGACCCAATGGGTCGTAATCAATTAGCCGCACGTTTACGTGTGGAACAAGTTCAGCCTCCTTCGATGGATGAAAGTTCTGGTTGAACTTATCGAGCGTATCTGCCAGCGTCCGGATCTTATGAACGAAATGCTTATGTTTTTAGATATGTTAGACCGACAAGATGATATGCATATGAATGAACTATCTTCTCAGCGACCAGCTGAATACGATACCCCAAACATGGGTGCTAATTATTCAATGCTTAATTCACCTTCTAGTAATAATGTTCCTCCTTCGATTCAGTTTCAGCAGTTGAGCTAATGAACTATCGCGAGCAACAATTTAAAGGGAGAAGGATATTCGGAATAATGCTCCGAATATGAATCCAAGTGAGTTTTTTACGGCGTTACTTAGTTTTCTAACTTTCCTCAGACTGCGGCTGTTCCGTCAAAAGAGCAAAAGGAAACAGTAATGCCGATGTATTCTGAACAAAATGATTTAAAATTTTAAGCAGAAACCGCTAAGCGGAATTCAGTACGACAAGCCCGGAGTTACTTGATGCCTGGACCTGGATTGCTTGCTCCTATTATTGCTGCGGGTAAAACTGGAGTAGCTAATCCGGTTGCCTCTTCAGTTATTGGTAGCTCGATTGCATCGCTTATTCCTTCTTTAGTGCAGAGCCTTCTGGGCCAAGGCGGTGCTTTGCGTTCTCCGACACCTCCTGGTGGTACAGCAAGTAAGTTCACGATCCCAGCAAGTGACGTACAGAATCTTTATCAGTGGGTGCAGAAGGAGAACTTCCGTAGAGGTTTACTTGGGATGTCCAAATTAGATCCTGAAAAAATCCTCGACGATACTAATCGCTCGTAATAATAAAGCTCTGGAAGAGTCCGCTCGCCGTGAAGCTTATTTAGCTCGTGTCAAAGGCGAGCAGCTGAATGTCGGTCAAAGCATTGCTTCTCTTGGTAACTTGGGTCAAGAAGGAGAAAAAACTCTTCAAACCGCAATTAGTAAAGTTTTAGCTCAAGATCCAGTAGGATCTAATCAAGCACTCACAAACTTAAGCAGAGGTTTTTGAATATTATGGCAACTTACGAAGGACTACCTGAAGTTTTTGCGCCTTCCGTGGCTGCGGCTACAGGAGACATTAAACCTAGTCCTACTACCTTGAATCAACAGGTTCAGGCTGAGGGTTTAAATTCTGTTGATCCTCGAGTTCTTTTAGGTGATAAATTACCTGCACCTATTCGTAATTTAATTGAAGCTCGTGAGAAGATACAGCAAGGTATGAATGCTCCTGCTAGTTCATATCAAGTAGGAAGTCCTTACAGCAGTCGACAAATTTCTGATACACCAACTCGTCTTCCTGGCGATAAGCCAGAGAGCACAACCAATCAGTTGGGTGGTCTAATTGATGTTCTTCGGGATGAAGTTGAACAACGAGGTCGCAGACAAGATCGAATTACTTCTGATGAGTACCTAGACGCCGCAATGAGTCGTAGGCAGCAGGAGTTAGCCTACGCTACTAATCTTCTTTCTAAAGCCCAAATGGGTCAGATGAGGGAGAAAACTCGTCGAGACGTACTTGACGGGTGGCGAAAGATTCAGCAAGAAAAAATTCGTGCCAATACAGTTATGGCTACGGCTCTTATGAACACCAGTATTCTTGCTGCTACACCTAACACAGGTGTTATTCAGGCTTTATCTGGGCCTACCCAAGCTGCGATACAAGCCTTCCGACCCGGTCAAGCGGTTAACTAATCATGGGTCTTTTTACAACAATCGGTAGCGCTATCGCGCCTGGCATTGGAACAGGTATTGGTGCAGCTCTTGACGTTGGTGCAGGTTTACTCGGAAGCGGAGGCGGCGGCGGTGGAGGCGGAGGCGGTTCTGCATCTGCGATGCCTCCTGCTGATTATTTTTGCACTTTACGGTTCTCAGGCTGCAGCAGCTAATGTTCCGCTGACAATGGCGGCGCTTCGATTTGCACAAACGACTGGTGCAACTACTGGTGCTCTTGGTCAGTATGTCGAAGGTTTAAGTAGCGGACCAAAAAACTATTCTCAAAGACGCAGCTCAAGACTCGTCAGGTGCTCGTGCTTCGCAAATGGTTGTAAGTTATGGGTATGTTGGACAAGGGTCAAAAACTTGCCGAAGAAACTGGTCGTGCAAAACTGGGTCTTGAATTATTAAATCCAACTTTTGCTGCAAAGGCTGGTTCAGAGGCGCTTAACCGAGATAATCGCTTGGCTGAAGCTCTTGGTTCCACGAACTTAGGTATTAAAGCGGCTCAAGAAGGAGCGAAGCTTAACATTGCTCAAAAGTATGGTGATACTCTAAGTAGTCTTTTACAAACCAGGGGCTGGTACAGAAGGTTTATTAGCTCAAGGAGCACAGCGTATTGCTGGGGCTTTTAGCTCTAAACGACGCATCGGTCATTGGTGATCTTACTCGTAACCAGTCGAAGGTAAAAGGAGATCTTGCTCGTATTAGAGCAAATACAGCGGCTACTAAAGATCTTCGCCGTAATGCGATGGGAATTGCGATGTCTGGTCAAAACTTCTTTGCATGATTGATACGGAAATTCAAGCCACGGTAGGAAGCTGGTTACAGTCTCTCGATAAGACTCAGAAAGACTCATTTTTGCATTATGCCAAAAATGCTACGAGCGATATTGAGTCCTATTTGTATGCTAGGTTTATGCGTCCTGCGTACACAGGATCTATAGCGGATATAACCTCGTGGATTCAAGAAAAATACCCAAAGCAAGACTTACGAAAAGTTTTGCTTATAGAGATTGATTCTTTGAAAATTGATATTGATAATGTTCGGCAGATGACCCTCAATGGAATGTTAGACCATGCAACAGCAGCGACGAAAATCTCGGTTCTTACAAAAAAGAACTTAGGTCGCACATCCAAGCAGTTCGACAGCTCACAGACGGTCTTGATCGCCGTGGTCCTTTTACTTGCTGGTGCGGATCGTTGTTTACGTGAGTTGTTAAACAGTTTTTGAAGACTCACCAACAATGGCAGATCTACTAGAAGAAGCATCGTTGGTGGTCTGGTCTACTATCGAGCGAGAAGAGAAGTCTTAGATTTTTTCTAATTTCGCCAGTACGTTAGTTAGCGGGCATTTAAAGATACCCATAAACGAGTCATTGACTCCCAAAGATAGTTCTATTGAGTCACTTTGTTCGTCATAAATACCTCCAAAAGGAAGTACACAAGCTGGTTGTTTTGAGATTGGACGACCTGTTACGTCAGTCCACCAGATCAAACGATCGCTTGTGGACCCACTGAACAAAGCTTCAGTGCATTGCCTTGTGATTTTGGTTAATTTTTCATCCAGAGTATACGCACCTAAGTGGTACAACAGGTATGTAATTTGGTGATTGCTGTCAAAAGCCATGTATTTCCAGTGAAAAAATACAAGCCATTCGTTGCCAATTTTGATGGGTGCTGTAGAATTAAAAGTTGGATAGTCTCCGGTAACCTTTTTCAAGCTACTGGAATCGATTGTTTTATCCTGTTGACCGGGTGTTTTAATGATTAGAGGAATAGTTGAGTAAAGAAGCCTTAGTTGATCGTACTTCGCTGAAGAAGCACCAGTTTTTTTCAGGTTTTTCTGGTTTGCGATTATCGCCTACCGGCGGATAAAACAGACGTTCACACCGTTACCAAATTCATCCACACAAGCAACACACACCTTTGGCTGATTGACCATCGTGTGTTTCGATGAATCGTATATACTTGCGTATGAGCTAGTGATAAACTGAGCGTATAAATTATCGTCAGGTGTTACAAAAAGACGAGGATCTTCGTAACTGAGACGATGAGGTTTTTCTCGGAGCTTCTTAGCACCGATGATTGTGTCGTCACCTATTAGCTCACCGATATAAACTTCTGTAGGAGTGTTGTTGTAGTAAAAATATTTGCTGTCGTGTCTAAATGTAAAAGGTTCTGGCTGGTTTCTCCACGCGATAAGACGATGTCCTTTGTGTGCTGTTAAACAAGGACTAAAATTAGCGACTGTTTGATCTGGCAGTCCATATTTAATACGAGTAAATGTCCCTCCTATATCAGAGGCTTGTTGGTAAATAGTCGGGTATCCGGTTGATGGTCGAATGTTAACGGGTTGCTCTAAATAACTTAAAGCAGTGTCGTAACGAATTTGCTGAGTCACTTAAGAACCTCCATGGCTTTGGTAAAACCCTTCAGCGATAGCTTCCCATCGATACTGAGGGTTCTGAGTTACATCAAAACATTTGTCTGCTACTGACTGCCTATAAGTGTCGTCTTCGTAGAGCTCTGTTAGTAACTGAGCTGCATGTTTGTAATCGATAATACCTCGTTCTACATTTAAGTCTTTGTCGTTCACCCAGGCTCCTATGTTGATTAAAGGCGCACTGCCTTCCCAGATATCTTTACAAGACGTGTGGTTAGGTACTACCTGAGCTTTGCGACACATAGCGTGTTCGAAGGGCACCAGACCCCAGCCTTCTCCATTAGCTGTGTTGATACCGACGTCAGCAGCGTTGTAGATCAAATTCAACTGCTCGTCGGGTGGAGCAGCTTGGTAATTCATATTTGGGGTAAGCGCGACTTTTTTGCGTCGGGTCAACGCCTCTTCGACGTAATTCAGTTTCTAAGAGTTCTTTTTACATGCCAACCGAGATCTTTCTCAGCCATGTTCAGATAAAGAAGCGCATTATCCTTATCGACACAGAACTCAGCAAAAGCCTTGATTGTTTGATCAATGCATTTACGTGGTTGGTTACGATTTCCGTTAAAAACAATAAATTTTATCTTGGGGTAGACCGAGTCGTTTTGCGGGCTTCTCTTTGATCAATCTCGAAAAATTTATCCCGATCGAGACCATGAGGGACGACACCCATTTTTTTTAGGCTGTACCCCGTGAGCCATCAAACGCTGAGCTTGCTGAACAGTAAAGGTAATTGCAAAAATCCCAGTCCTTGATGTACCGCAGCATAGGAAGCGGGTACCACTCTGAGTCAGTAGGGAAGTATGCAATAAACTTGAAATCAAATTGTGCTTTGAGGAAGTGAACTCGCTCCCAAATCTGGTTACAGATCCAAAATATCGTTAAGACATATAAAAAAGTCAGGTTTTTCTTTTTCTAAGATTTGTTGTATTCGACCCACACCGAATCGATCGTTAGGGTTGTGAGCAGCTCCAGGATAGATTTTAAATGGGTAGTCATGAGGATCACCTTGATAATTAATACCGTATAGCACTACCTCATGTTCTTTTTTTAAGTGTATCTAAAACGCTATGCGTTACACGAGCAAAACCAGTGTTAGAGACGGCATCACCATACCAGAGTATCTTTGCCATACGGAGTTAGAATTTCACTAACAGTATACGAGCAGTCTAAGGAAATGCCTAGCAGAGAAACATACGCTTATCGACGTGCTTTGAAGGCGAGAGCTCAAAAAAGCTATGGATAGTAATGACTCTGCGATAGACAGTGTATTCAATCGTGCTCAGAATGACTTTATGACATTTTGTACGTTACTTGATAAACCTCCAGCGAGGCATATGTTGGAATGGCACCAAGAGCTGATTACAGGAGAAAGCAATAAATACTTACTTGATATAGCTGGACCAAACCTTGATATTTTAAGTCCTAGGGGTTCAGCAAAAGTCTACTGTGCTTAACTTATTTACTGCTTGGGTTATTGGTAAGCACACGACGGCTCAGAGACCGCTTCAGATTATTTACTGTTCTTACAACATCGCCACAGCTATTCCTAAGTAGTCGAATTATTAAACAAATTATTGATTCATCAACCTTTAAAAAAATATTTCCAAAGGTAAAACTTAGAGCGGGTATGCAGAGCGATATAGGTTGGTCTATCGATTTTGATTACGCAGGTATACCACGTGTGGGTGACGAAGAATTTTACTCTTCGAGCTGCTGGCCTGCGCGGTTCTATTACTTCGTAAACGAGTCTCATTTGGTCATTGTTTGATGACCCTATTAAATCAAGCTCAGATATTAAGAACCCTGCTGTTAGAGATGAGATGAATAATAACTGGTCGTCAGTTTATTGCACCGATTGTGTTCGAGGGCGGCAGATCTATTTGTCTAGGGTACTCGATTCCATCCTCTTGATATTCCACAAAACTATGTTTATTCCTAAAAAGGATGGAAACAAGTAGCGCAGGAAGCTCTTTCCTATGACAAAGAAGGTGAGCCTGTTAGTTACTGGCCTGAGCAGTGGTCTGTTAACTATTTACTAGGTCAAAAAGAATTAGACCCCCGTGGCGTTTGCTTATCAATATCAACAACAACCAGTTATGACATCTGATCCTTGTGTTGTCCGCCAGACTTAATTGATTAAAGCAGAGGTCGAGACAGAGTTTGATTGTTTAGCTGTTGGTATTGATTTATCAGCTAGTAAAAATGAAACTTCTGATTACACTGCTTTCGTACTCGGAGGCAGATTAAAAGATAAATATTACATTATTGATTCTCATCAAGTTAGATCTATTGGAAATTTAGAAAAAATTGATTTGCTTTGCGACATGCTTGTTGAGTGGGGGATACTTGAGCTACAAGACGATAAATATTTTCCCACCTACTCAACAGTTACTCTTGTTGTTGAAGCAGTTGCGTACCAAGCTTCCCTTGCTGCTGATTTAAAACGAGTCCTCCTTACAGAACGTGGTCTTGGTAACTTACACATTCATGAAGTTAAAGGATTCAGGGGCGATAAGATCGCAAGATTCAGAGGGACATTAGGGCTTCTTGAAAATAAAAAAGTTACTTTTAATAGATTTAGAAAATTTGATGCTTTAATGGATCAGATATTAAACGTTGGCGCTACGTCACATGATGATTTATTAGATGCGTACACTCACTTGGTAACTTACTTGCAAAAACGCGGCAACTACAACATTGAGTACTGATGGAATCAATTTACATTGCTGTAACAGCTCACGACCCCCTGTCTCGGGTTGAAAGCACACTTGCTGTTTTAAGGGGGTACGAAACATTACCTCTAGATGTCTACGTCGAGTTTTTTATAGACCACGGTCACAAATGTGATCTAGATGAGTTTTCTTTGATTGTTAAAGGTCACAGTCATCTAAAACAGGTAAATTTTAATGTTGCTTCTTCTGAGTATACAGGTTTTTCATTATGTTGGGCTCATAAAAAACACCTAACTAATAGAGTACTAAGTAGAGCTCATGATTATTATATGTATTCAGAAAATGATATGTTATTTGGCTCAGATCAATTTAAATACTGGCATTTTTACAAAGATAAATTGAAAAAGTTAAACCTTGAGCCTGGTTTTTGTAGGTACGAAGAATATAGAGGACTAGAAATACCTTTTGACAACTATAAAAAATGGAATTTGAACGGTTTAACCCCGAATGTCTGGGGAGATCTACCTTATGAATGCGGTGTGATTCTCACACCTAAGGATCCTAATTTTATTGGCTTTACTTCTCTTGGTAATCCTTACGCTGGGTTGATGATTTTAGATCAAGAAGACGCTGAAAAATATATATCTAGTCAAAGTTGTCATCCCACTTTGAGTCACGCAAAAACAGGTAAACGTAACTGGCCTATAGCAGATAGAAGTTCTATGGGTTTAGCTTTTGAGGATCTAAAAAGCGACCAAGAACACCGGCGAGTTGTCCCTATCGCCTCGTGTGGAGACAGTGTAGAAATTCATTCTTGCTGTCTGGTAAAACATCTAGATGTGAAGTATTCTCCTTCTATCTACGAAGAGTCGGATACTATTTGTACCGGAACTATGTTTTAAAACCGATGGAAGCTGTTAATCATCCTATTCATTATTCACAAGGTGATATTGAGTGCATAGATGCCATGGTATCTTCTGCTGGAGTAGAGGCTGTGAAGTCTTTTTGTCAGTTATCTTGTTTTAAATATTTATGGCGATTTAAGCACAAGAACGGTGTTGAAGACTTAGAAAAGGCACAGTGGTATTTGAATAAGCTTATTGATCTGAGTAAGCTAGACTGACAAAAAGACTTAGAAAATGGACATTCGTGCTTTTGGTTCTGTGTATGGGCAGCAGTCAGAACTGCCTTACGCCAGTGGATTTTACTGGGTGCCCACAGACGGGCAAACGACATTTCCCACTTGTCGCGCTCTTTTTATCGAAAACAAGAGCAGTAATAGTAAAGATGATGTATATGTTCGTCTGAACGACATGGCTGAAAATCAGTTTCTTCACGTTGAAAATATTGCTGGTGATATTTTTCTGTCCTTTTGGCGCGGTTACATTGAGTGGAGGATCTATTAACGCCGCTCTGGTTTTATACTGATGAACGATTTTCAAGAGTTCGGCAACATTCTCGCTAAGAGGTACTCTCAGGCAGTCGGCGCTGCGAATAAAACAGAGAGTGCAAGAACGACCTTCTACAGAAGAGTTTGACTCTTACGAACAAAGCGGTTTGGATCAAGAGGTAGGAGGTCCCACGCCTCCGGAAATGCCTTCGGCTAATGATGGTGCCGCACAGTTTGAAACTGAATCTATTCCCCCAGAAGACCAAGACACTGAAGATATGAAAAAGTTACTCCTTGAACGGAGTAAAAAACGTTTTAGCTATAGGTGAAGGACAGCAAAATTGAGGTAGCATACTGCTACTAAGCTTTAGAGCAGTGCTGATCGACTGTTTTCCTTATTTCAACGAAAAAGAGATTCTTGAGCTTCGCGTAGAAACTACTTAAAGATCACGTAGACGGTTTTTTGATTACAGATGCAAACCGCACCCACAGGGGTGATCCTAAAGAGTTCTCTTGCGTTGAGACAATTAAGGAGTTGGGGCTGCCTGAAGAAAAAGATTCAAGTTCTGCACGTAGAACTGCCTTCGTACGAAGAAGCCCCGGACCCATGGGTTAGAGAACGTGGTCAGCGTGACGCACTTAGTGTTGGACTTTTTATGCTGCCTGAAGATGCTTTTTTTATTTGTAGTGATTGTGATGAGATTACAAACCCTGAAAAATTAGATGAAATAAAAGAGGCAGTCCTTGAGCACTCAGATAAAACTGTTCGTCTTTCAATGTCTATGCATTATGGAAGAGCTGATCGTCAGTTAGTTTCTCCAAAAGGTGAAAAGTTTGATTGGCGTTGCGGCACAGCATCTACAGTTGGTCAGCTTAAAGAGTTTGGTACACTTTCTTCTCTTCGAGCCACTACTAATAATTGGTATGTAGGTGATCGAAATGCGGGCTGGCACTTGAGCTGGATGGGAGATTCTGATCGTCGTAAAACAAAACTTCGTAATATTGCTGAGTATTACATCTGGGAATAAACCAGAAAGTTCAAAAAACTATGTGATGATTTTGTACCAGAAGAAGGTAATACAGACATGTTAGGTCGTGAGGATCATTTAATTACTTCATACCCAGTTTCGAAACTTCCAGAAGCTGCCCTTAGAATAGAGCGAGTACGGAACTACCTCCTGCCTGCTGGTTCGGAGGTCTAATAAATAATGACAGCTTCTATTGACGTCCGTAATCAGTTTGAAGAGATTCTAGAGGCGGCTCGTACTCAAGATCGATCGAATCAAGCTGCGACGATGGTGGTTTTAAGTCACCTTCAGCAAATGACCCTCTTAATGATTAAGAAGGGTTTATCGTTTTATTGTGACCAAGATACTTTTAAGAGCAGAACTAAGTTTATTTCTGATGTTATTGAGCTAAATAGACTTGATATTCGTTTTCCCTCGATTATTCGAAACTTTTTAATTGATGGTTGCGGTCTATTTTATTTTCGACCTGACCCGAAACTAAAATATCAGATTTACTTTTTTAATAAAAAACAATACAGAGTATACCATGATGCAAATGGTCAGATTGAAGAGGTCGTTATTCTTTACGATTACAAAGTAAAGAACAATAATCTTGGTCCTGCCGAGTGATGTATATGGTCAAAAACAAGAGATATGTGCGTTTAAGCATTACAGCTGACGAGATTGCTGAAAATGAATCAGATACTGAGCTTAGTTTTGAGCTTGAGCCTGGCGGAATTCTTACTGCAGACCGAAAAAGACCTAATCAACTTGGATTTGTTCCTGCTGTTGAGGTTTTAAACAAGGCCAAACGCCAGTGGCACGGAAGGAGAAGGTGATTTTGATCCGTTTATGGAGCAAATTGTGCTCCATGATCAGATGATTAAGAATATTTCTAAAAATATTGAGTTTTTTTGGTAATCCAACGCTCATTTCAAGCCGTCCTAGGTCGGATTTAGTCGAAGCTTCTGACTCTGGGAACACTTTCCGCCCCACAATCAGCTCTCAGTCGGGTTTTGCTGGTCAAAACACGCCTTCTACTCGTGCAAGCGAGCCTTTTGGCTCTGCCATGGGTGGTGGTTTGCGTGTCCCACGCATTATTGCCAATGTTGAGCCTTCGGATCGAGTCGGTTACATGACTCCGGACCCGATTAGCGGTGATATGAACCGTTATGCGTTGCTTTTACGCGAAGAAATACGCACAGCGTTAGGCGGCGTCGATGAAATCTCAATTTCAGCCGGTGCGACGGCTACTGAAATTAAAGGTTTGATGGGACGTGCCCAAGCAACCGCTACACGTAAGAATAAAAGTTTTCTTACTTACGGTTTCTGTTCTCTTCTAGAGATGATGATTTATCATCAAGAAACTATCTTCCGTGAGTCCTTTATTGCGGCTGCGAATTTAAAAGAACCAAAACCACCTGAAGAAATTACGGAAGAATCATACGAAAGATTTAAAAAAGCCTTTGGTCGCTTCGAAAGCAAGTTACAACAAGAAATTAAAAAGCTTTAAGTGAAAACAAAGTACCGCGTGGAGTTATTGGACTTCCTGAAGACGGTGACCGCAACGTAAGTTACAGGTATCAAGGAGATGTTTACGAAGATACTGCATATGACGTCCTGCAAAAGTCTATGGTCGTCAGAAACATGCAAGAACTTGGTGTTGAGAGCGTAGAAGCTCTTAAATATCTCTTCCCTGATAAAAAATGAATCTGAACGAGCTGAAATGTTGAAAGGATTTCCTTTCAGAATGGTTGGACAAGTACAGTCGTCAATGCAGCAGTTCCTGGTATTATTAAACCAGATGTTGCAGTCTCCGCACCCTCTTTGCGCCTGATCAACCTTTTAGCGGCTGATCCACGACTGAATATCACTCCGCTCCTTTTACAGGACCTTTCGACCACCTTGCGGAAGAACTAACTTACTCGGGTAGCTATGAGCCAGCAGATCCAAGCTTCGACCCCGAGCCCGGTCTCCCCGGCGGCAGCCCCGGCGGTAATCAGCGACCAGGGCTCAACAACCGCCTCCCCTCAGTGGGTGGTCCAAGGAGCTACCCCGGCGGTAGCTTCGGTTCCTACAGCCCAACCGCCGTCCCAGGCGGCACCGGCTTCGGAACCTTCTATCAGCAACCAGTACAACCCGTCAACGTACAGCTCCAACCCCAGCAACCCTTGGGAAGCAGCGATGGGTTCCCTGGAGCGGGTGCTGACCCAATTACCATCCCCCAGCCAGGCAGCACCGTATCAGACCCAAGCTCCACAGCAGGCTACAACACAGATCAGTCAGCCTTCTCAGGTCCAGCC